CAGAACGAACATCTGTTCGCTCTGCATTTTGTGCTTGAGAATTTAAAGATTCTTGTTTTTTTTCTGAAGACTCATCTATGTCAACAATGACATTTTCTTCTTCATTTTCTAAAACTTCAATTTTTTCTTGTGATTCGGACATCATGCTCTCCATTATACATACGAAATATCTGTGGGATCAAGTATTTTTGCTATAATATTATCATCATTTATGAGTCTTAGCTCAAGACCCTCCACTTTGAACCTATTTCCAGCATATCTACCCATAAGTACCCATTCTTTTTCAGAACAATACGCTCCATTTGGGAATTTATGTTCGTCTTTATAGGCATCTGGACCCATTTTGACTACATAAGCAACAACAGTTGCAAATGATTCTCTATCCCTTGTTGCGTCTGGTATGTAAACACCACCTTTTGTCTTTTCTCTTGGATAGTAAGGAATTACTAAAAGCCTATAACCAGTTGGTTGTGGCAATCTTTCAATGACTGATACATCTATTTTTGATGGATCATCTTCATTTTTGTTAGGCTCTTCTGACTTTCCAAAAGCTTTTGATATTGATGTTGGAGTTGGATTAATTTGTTTTTTTGCCAATAATCTATCTGGCACATAAAGTTTTTTAGTCATCGTCTATACCTTTCATCGAGGTTCTTATTTCTTCTTCACACCAAGTCAGTCCTCGTATTTGACCTGTTATGAACCGATAGTCTTCTATTGAGTCTATCGAACCATCAGCCAAAGATTGAATTAACTCATCTCTTCTTTGACGTATGTTCTTTAAAAGGAATTGTGCTACGTTCACACCATCCATTACTGATCTTCTCTAAGTGTTGTCATACACATTGGACATTTATACTCTTTATATTTAAACTCACCCAAAAAAGGGATTGGTTCTGATTGGTCTACTTCTTGCATAACTATTTTATGTATATAACAAATTACTACTTTTTCTTCATTCATTTAGTTAGACCTTTTTGCTTCTCGTATGTCCGCAATCCACCAATTCCTAACATTCCACCCAAAACAGTTAAAAGTGTACCCATATCAAATTCTGGCAATTCTGGAAGCTCTGCTCCTGCAAAACTGGCACCAAATATGATCAAATCTTTAAGAATAAAATGATATGCAAAAGCAATCGCACATACCCATCCAACAGCAGGTCTCCATCCACCTTTAAAAATTGAGCCACTTGCAGCTTCTGCTTTGTTTATTTCTAACTGGGCAAGTAAAGCTTCTTGAGCATGTTTTTCAGACATAGTGGCTATCTCGTGTGCGAGCTTTGCCTTTTGATCTGCGTCTGGAATAAATTTATCGAGAAGTCCAGTTACTGGACCTATCAAAGCTTGTAACATTGCTACCTCCTAATAAACTTTGACTTTATCAATATCAACTTTTGATACAAGTTTACACATACATTGATAACTTTCAACCTTTTCTGGTACAGAAATCATTTGTTTATTTAATCTTTCTGCATAAAAAATGCAATCATTCACGTTTTTAAAATAAATTTTGTCATCAATATTTGAATTTAAGTAACAAATCAATAAGAAAACAGTCATTTATTTGTTGTTGAAGAATTACTAATATTATCTCCTTTATGTTCATGCCCCATCCATATACCAAACACACCTGTCATTACACCCATAACAACCGATACAAAGGCGGATTGAGCAGCTGTAGGAACTTCAAGCTGCATAAACCATTCAGCACATCTCCATGACATGACTGTACTAGCAAGCATCATTAGTCTTGGTAAAATTTTCCATTTTAAAAAAGTTTCAACTGTCATTTTTTAAACCTGCTATCTATCCAACATTTTCCATAATATAAAATAAAAAGCCATACTGTAAATAGTATACCCTCAAAGTACGTTAAATCATTCCATGCATCTAACACCATATTTTCCATTAATATCTCCTATTTAGCTATGCTTCGTAAGCTTTCCATTACTTTATCTATTGAAGGCTCTTGGCCATTAGGATTGAAAACACATTGATAATTGCGTGGACACCCTACATGAATATCTGTAAATTCCAGTTCATATGTCTTTTGAGCACCAACATAAATACACGCCATCTTATCCTTAAAAACTTTTTGTTTTTTTAATCTACAAGTGGTCATTTTAGGTGGTGTTATAGTGCCATTGTTTAATTTTTGATTTCTTGTGTAGTCTTTAGGTGCATTATAAATTTTACCTTTTGCGAAAGCTTTTACACCAAAAACTATCATAGCCATTAATAAACCAATGATGATAAACCCATATGCGACCCATTTAATAACCTCTAATATTTCTTCTTGTTCTTTTTTAGCTTTTATTCTGGCTTGTTTTTGGGCTTCTTTAGCTTGATTAATTCTTTCTGCTCTTTCAGCTAATATAGAATCCCAAGCAGTAGGTCCAAATCTTAAATTTATTAATTGTTTAAGTTCGTTTCTTTGTTCTTCTAATAGTTTTCGATTGATAAAATCTTCTGCACTTGATTCAACTGAGCCAAATTGCTCTTTTAATGATAGACCTTTGCCTTGACCTTTATTCATCTGCTCTTCGCCTAGAAAAAAGCCATCTATTTGTTTAGCTATGCCTTGTATATCTTGAACTGTGGATATATTTTCTTTTATGAAGTCAACACTTTTCTTGACTAGTGCTATACCTGTAAGAATTTCAGCAACGACCATAATTACCTCTAAAAAATCCCCTGAAATCTTTGTGGTTTAGCTATTTCAGAAAACTTCTTTATAATTCCACCATTACGTTTTTTTATTATTTTTTTTTGTGGTTTTTTTTGGTCTGCCTTTTTTTGCTTCTTTTTTGACTTCTCTGCTTTTAACAACGCTATCGCTATTGCTTGTTTCTGTGGATATTTCTCTTTCCTCAACTTGCGTATGTTCTTGCTGATTGTCTTCTGGCTTGACCCTTTCTTCAACGGCATCTACAACTCCTTCTTTTGCAAGTCTTCTTTTTCTCTTTTTCTCTTTCTCAACTTCCCAAATTTTTTCTCTAATTGAACTAACCATAACCTATCCTTTCATAGCTTTCATTGCTGCAATATCTCTAGCTGTTTGATCCCTTTGATTGGCTATTTCTTCTTGTTGGTCTAATCTTTGTTGATCAAGAAGAATATCATTTCTTTCTTTTTCCTTCTCTAAATTTTGTTTTTTCTCAAACTGATCTTGCTTCTGTGCTATCTCTTGACCTCTTAAAGCTAACTCTTGTTTTCTTATTGTTACAAGAGGATCTTCACTTGGTGGAGGTGTTAAGGCTTGTGCATACTGTTCTTGAATTTCAGCAGCTAATTCTGCACTTCTTGAAGCTATTTGATCTTGCATTGCTTTCATAGCATTTGGATCTTGTTGCATCATCATTTGTTGCTCTGGTGGAATTGAAGCCATTACTTCTTGTTGTGCTTGCAATTCTGACATTAAAGCAATGTGTTCTGATATATGACCTTGTAATGTCATAATTATAGCAGCATTAGCTTGTGCTACTGGAGTACTTACCATAGCTAAATGGGCAGATATATGTGCTTGATGATTTTGTTCTGGAAAAGCATTTAAAGCACCGCCTTTTAAAGCTTCTTGATTTTCTTTTGCAGGGTTCATGGGCATAGGCTGAGGTGGAGGTTGCAACACAGCCTCAATGTTTGTAACGCCCAATGCTTCATACATTTTTCTGTAGGCTTGATACATTCCATTGGGCCCATGAATGTCTGGATTACTTTGTGCTAACTGTAATTGTGTTTGTGCCAAAGCAATACGCTGTGACATAGAAAATATATTTGGGTCTGAAACTGGTAATATATCAATTCTGTCATCAAAATCTGTTTGTTTGATTTCTGGTGGAGCACCTGGAACTTGATATGGATACATTGGAACATCCATAGCAAATATTCTTCCAAGTAATTTAAATTCTATTTTTTGTGAGTAATGAAGCCTCTTGTGTATAGCAGACATAACTTTGGTACCACGCTCCATTATAGCCATAGTGGTGCCAACTGGAGCGTTGCCATTCATCTCGCCAACTTTCATGTCAGCCATTGACGCAAAACGTCTACCAGAGTCTACAAGGGTTCCTAATAGCGAATACAAGGTCTGGGAAGGCTCTTTAAATGGTAAAGGCATGATTGCTTGCCTTAAATCCATTCCTACCATATCAACGTCTCTAAACTCTCCAGGGCTAAGAGGTGTTTCATCATCTCTTATTCTTGCACCCCTTGCTTTAAATCCAGCAGGGAGGTTAGATAACGTACCAGCATCTATTAATTGTCTTAGTATTGATGTTGAGGCTCTTGATAAGCCACCTATCATATGCGTGAGACCAAAACCATAAAAGCCAAGACCAGGCAAAAACTTATAGTGTACAAAGTAAGGTATTTTCCTACGGAACGGATCAATTTCGTTGAAATTCCTTTTGATCGATAAGACTTCACCAGATTTCTCCATTATTGTTACAACATAAGGTAGCTTTAATCCAGTTGGCTCTCCGTCTTGTCCAATATCTTCAAAACCTACTAGATCTAAATCTGTGTGAACTTCATATAAAGTTAACTCTTCATTATCACTTGTACTTTTTTCTACACCTTGAATTTCATCTATTGTTTCTTTTACTTCATCATAGTTAGTAGAACCACCATCTGTTGATGGCAAGTCTATGTCTTTATAAAACCCTTGTAATTGAAGTTTTCTAATCTCATTTTTACCCATTCTTACTACATGAGTTATACGTGATGATGTTCTTAAATCTGTAGCGTTATATGGAACGATTAAATCTTCTGCATGAACAAACTTTGATACTGCTCTTTGCATTGATGGGTCAAAATAAATCTTTTTAAAAGCAGAACCTACAATTGGTAAGTAAAACAACATCTGATCTAATTCAGGGTCATACTCTTCCATTTCATAGGTTATTTGGTAATTCATGTAGTTCTTAACACGCTCTGATTGTGCTAATAACTCTGGACTTTCTGAACCCACAATAACTGTTCTAACTGGACCACCCGCAGGTAACATTTCTCTGTATGCTTGTGCTTGAAACTGTGTGACGCTTTCTGCTAATAGAGGATGAACAACACCAGAAGCACCATCAAAAGGCTCTGTTCTGTCTTCATAGTTCATACCAAGAAGCTCTAAGCCACTTTTGTATGTGTCTTCCCACTCTCTTCTAGAAGAGATATCATCTTCAATGGCACCAACTAAATCAGTTGAAATTACACCAAGATCATCATCATCAATAAAGTCTGCTAAATTGGCATCAAATGGCACTGGTAAAGTTGTTTCAATTTCTTCTTGTATTTCACCTATGATAGCAGAGCCGTCATCAAGTTCTGTTACTCCAGGTGTAATATCTGCCTCTGGCAAAGGTATCTGTATGCCTTGAGGTTGTTCTACGTTTTCAACGCCATTTACTTTTTCAATTGCCATGATTATCTAAGTTTAAACTTTCCACCTGCTCGTGCAGCACCCATACCTCTACAGACACCACCGCCAGAACCCATCTTAACAGGTCCACCTTTTTTGAATTTTTTTGCTAATGTTGGATTCATCTTTTGTTGCACATCTTCTGGTAATTTAGAAAAACCTTTTAATTTTGCTGGCACAACTCCGCCATCTTCCATCCTTCTAGCACCCATCATTTCACTTACCATACGTCTGTCTGCGTCAGAGATCATTCTGCCACCCCCTCCTAACATAGCACCTACCATTGCTCTGTCTCTATCTGATATCATATTACCAAAATTAGGATTAGGTGTTCTTTTGACAATCATAGTTTTGCCATCTATGTTTCTAAGAGTTTCGCCTTTCCTTACTGTGCCTTGAAACGGCTCAATTGTTTCAATAAATTCTTCTACTGCGTCATCTAGTTTGTTCATGGCTCTCATAGGACTTGGTCGTGCTCTTGTTTTTATCATACCACCCTTTGCCATCTTTTTAGCTTTCTTAAAAATATCATCATTGTCTTCCAAAGACTCTTTAGAACCTGGCAAGTTTTTTAAATTAGCTTTTCCAGTTTCTTTATTTTTTGCATTTTGCCTAGCTACCTTTTTGCTAAACTCCTCATTTATTATTTCTGTTTTATCGGCTTTAAGGCTTTTAGGTCTCATTTTAGGTTTAGCTACATCGCCACCATCTTTCTTTTTAACTGGCTCTGGATCTAAATCTTGTATGTACTTTCTTACTCCACTAGTGTCTTCTCCTTTGACAAAATCTAATTCTTTTTTTCCAAAGTTTTTCTTAATAAAAGAACCATATTTGTTTAAAAGCTGTGACTTGCTCATTTTACCATAGTCTGCCATACTATTCTCCTGTCTCTGGGTTAATCATTCTTGATCTCGTCATGTTAACAACCTCGCCTCCGTTAGCCATCTGAATTGTCTTTTGTTGAACACTAAACGGATCTTTCTTAGGGTTAGGTGTTATACTAAAAGTCTGTGGCCTAGCACTAACTTTACTTACTTTTGCAGATTTTTTCAAATTCTTTATCATAGCGGCATCTTTCTTCCTCTGTGTATCCACAGTCTTAACGCCAGTTTTGCCACTCTGTATATCAGTAATTGTTTTAGCTATA